GTCTGCTCGCCAACAGCAAGCGGTGCAATAATCAATACGCTGCCACCTGTTTTCCGAAATACTTGCGACGCCCATTCAAGTTGCTGCGCTGTCTTACCTAGACCGCAATCCTCAAATAATGCCGCGCGGCCTTTATGGACCGCTCAACGTAATACGTGCGTTTGCCATTCAAACAGCGGCGCAATTATCGGCAATGGCTCAAATCCATAATTGTCCGAGTGCTTTCGCTTTGTATTAATAAATTCATTATAATTTTCTGCATTTATAGTTTTTTTATTCCGTATTGTTTTGTGTTTTTAGTCCGTGCAATCCATTTTGCGCACATTGTAAGAGTTCCGCGGAAGCAAGTTGATCCGGCGTGATTTGTCACTTTGTAAGTATAGATCATAGTTCAGTTATTACAATTTCCAGTCTTGGGTTTTCTGCGGTCAATAGCAAATCGCACTCCGTCAAAGTCCCATTCGGAATCATCTTGCCTGATGCAATCCGATACGCCATCCAGGTATGCTTTGCACATGGCAGTGGCGTTATCCTTATCACGGCGTCGCTTTGTCGGCCAGTAAAAGTCTAAGCGATATGCTTTGATCTTAATCATTCCGACTTGCTGCCATGTTTCAAACTTAGCAAGACGGCGCGCCGCTTTCGTGTATCGAGCCTTTAGCGCCCAATGCGTGCGCACATTTGGCGCAAGATTGCGTGCAGGAATTGGCAATGTAATTGTCATAGTTTCACCACCTCCACTTTGTTTTTGTTGTATTTGTAGCCCTTGTCAGCTAATGCGCAGTTGATTGAATAGATCGAATGATGAAGCTTTTGCGCAACCTTGCTGATCCGGTTGCCTTCGTTGACTAGTTCAATTACTCTTTTCACTTCAACCATTTTTTTGCGTGATGGAATCTCAATGTCAAATCGGCTGCACCAGTCAGCATATGTTTGATACGGCACATTCGCATGTTTGCAAGCCTGAGCGGCCAGCATGCCATCTTCGCGCAGTTGATTGATCTCGTCGCACTTTTTGCGGATCTCTTTTTCTTTCTCCGGCGATGTCAGTGTATATTCTTTGCGCTTCTTTGGAAACTTGATAAGTCCCATGTCGCGCAACTTGTCAAAGTTTCCTTGCTTGCAATCGTGCAAAAGCTTTTGGCCTTTAACTAGGCGATCAAATTCGGCATCTGGCAGATGCTTTTCTAATAGTTGATTTGCTACATATAATTCGTGCATAATAATAAAGCAGTGTAAGATGCTGCGCCCTGTTTGGTTGTTATTGGTTGATTAAATTAATTTCGTCGGCATTGTGCCTTCGATATATCCAACAAAGACGGTTTAAATTGCCCTTGTCAATACATTTTAAAAAAAAGATTAAATTATTCTCGAATGCTCATTGATAACCACGTCTGTCGCGGCAATGCGTAGATACTTGCCTTCATAGCGAACAAGCAACGACTTGACCACGTCGGCAATCATCGCGCCGGTGCAATGCTCCAACATGTCGGCGCTCGATTCATACATTGGCAGCCCTCGATCAGAAAGCCATTTGCGAGCCTTGGTAATGCCATAGCCGCCATGGTCAAGTAACAGCCATTCTTTGATAACTGTCATGCCACACATGTATTCAACGCGCACGCTGTCTGGTTTGCCTGCCTTGCGATGCAATCGCAGCGACACGCCATTGACTGGCATCCATCGCGGCTTTGCTAATAGCATTCCGGCATGCGCTTTTGCTGCGTGCATTTGTCGCTCGCGCTCGTCTTCGGCCTCAAATATTTCACGCTGCACTGGTGGGATTTCCCACCCGCAAGATGGACATTTTTTGACTGCACGCGAAAAGACGTTTTCACATTGACCGCACTTGGCCAGCTTTACTTGCTCGCCTTCGTCAATGTCAATCGGTCCGTGCTTCATGATATTGTCGCCATAATCAAGCACCAGGCAGTCTTGCTTGTCTTCATGCAAGCGCAACCCTCGACCGATTGCCTGCACCCACAAGCCCTTGGATTGAGTCGGCCTCAACATGACAACGCAATCAACACGCTTCGCATTAAAGCCTTCAAAGAATACGTTTACTGATAGCAAATATTGTATGCGCCCAGCTTTGAACTCTTCGACCAATCGCTCGCGCTCTTTCCATGTGGTTGATCCAGTAACAATGCCGGCATCGACGCCATATTTGCGCAACTCGGTCCTAACATGTTCACAATGCTCAATGTCGATGCAAAATACAATAATAGATTTGCGAGACTCGCTGCGCACTTTGGCCGTCATATCTTTGACTGCTTCAGACACGACCTCATCTTTATCAACGCGCAGCGCCAAGTCTTTAAGATTAAATTCGCCCGCCGTCTTTTTGACACCCTCAAGATCTAGTGTCGAATGCTCGCCTTCAATGGTCCGGATCTGTGACAAGTAGCCGTCGCGGATGAGATCGCCGACGTTTGCCTCATAGCATACATGATTCAATATGTGATCACGATGGCAAATTGCACCTGTTCCCATGCGATATGGCGTAGCCGTCAATCCGACAACGCGCAAGCCAGGATTGCGTGCCGTCATTGCGTCAATAAATTTTCGATACTTGCCCTCGCCTCTTACCGGGATGCGATGCGCTTCGTCGATTAGTAGCACATTTTGCGCAGGAAAGTCATCTGCTCGCTTTGCCACGCTATCAATTGACGCAAATGTGATTTGCTTGCGTGTATCGCGCTGCCTAAGCGATGCGGCATACACGCCAATAGAAAGACTAGCATTTAAACCTGCAAGCTCGGCAGCGTTCTGCTCAACTAGTTCTTTGCGATGCGCTAAGATCATGATGCGGAAGTCTGGGCATACTGATATCCATTGCTCAACAAGTAGGGCCATGACAAGCGACTTGCCTGCGCCAGTTGGCAACACAATAGCAGGATTGTCATCACGCTCGCGCAGCGCGGCATTGACGGCGTCAATGGCTTCGGATTGATATGGTCGCGGCTTTAGCATTATTTTTTGGCGCTGTATTTTTTAACGTTGTGTTTGTGGCAAATGACAAGCAACGCGGCAAATAGTAATATAGTAATATAGATCATAATAAAAAAGTGCCGGGATATAGCGCCCGGCGTCGCTGTTGATTGTTATTTATTCATCCCAAGCGGCAAATGCTCGCGCCTCTTGTGGCGTCCAGCATCGTGCTGCTGCTCTTGGTGAATAACGCTCGGCCGCCTTCAGTTGCTGATCATCAACCTTCGCTTGATGTGCATCTGGCTTTGCGGCTTTTTGCTGTGTTTCGCTTGCCATTAGTCCCAAGGGTTAGCTTTTTTAGTTGCAGGCGCTGCCGGAGCTGGTGCGGCCGCAGGCTTTTCGGATGGCGCTTCGTATCCGTCAAGCGCCTTGCAACGCTTGATCTGATTGCGTGTTGGATCTTTTTTATCAAGTCCAACTGTCGCAACTAGATTGCACCCGATCAACTCATCAGAGTCCATCGCTCCAGGCTTACCAATTGCCAAGCGCAATTCGTGAAACTCGCGTTGCCCAATTGACTGCGCCATTTCGTTTTCATGCATTAGCGTATACCATGAGAACAATTTGCGCCCCTTTTGCGACTTATCATGCACATTACCCAAAACGGAAAATGTGATGTTGCAGCCAGTGCCTTTCTTGTTCGCTGTCTCTTTGACAACGGCATCTTCGATTTCCAAGTAGTAATCGCCCTCCGGTAAAGGAGAGTTGTCAAACTCTGGTTTTTCTTCGTATTCGTCAGCGTTAAAGCCGCCCATTAGTGATGTTATATCTGCCATAATTATTTATTCCTTTTCTATTTAGTTGTTGATTGCGCGGCCTCAGATGCCGCATTTGTGAAAGCTTCCCATGATAAAGGTAACTTGTAAGGCAGTCGCCCGTAGACGCCACGGCCGCCGCCAGGATGCCCTGGTCGCTTTTGTGTAAACAAATAGCGCGTGCCAGTTAGATCTTTGCCAGTCTTTTTCTCTTTATTAAAGCCGACGTCTTCGGTCTTAACAATGGTTTCAGAATTGGCGAACAAGATCGAGTCTGCCCATCGTTGCAATGCAAGATGCACTTTCTCATGCAAATCGAATTGATATTGATCGAACGATGCGCCAAGCGGATCGTCAAATCGCTTCACTTTGACATGCCCGATTAAGATGACGCTGATGCCCTTGCTGCGTAGACGGTCCAAGCCTTCCATCAAGTCGCGCCATTTGTTGGCCGCCTCAATATAGCCTTTGCCGTATCCGCCGCCGACTTTCTCAATCGACTCGCAATTGCTTTCTTCGCATAGCTTGGACCAGATGACTGGCTCAAGTGCAGATGCGCTATCAATTATGAACGTTTTAAACTCGTGATCTTCTTTGATTAACGTGCGCACTGCGGCCAAGACATCGTCGAATGTCTCAGCGCGCGGAAACTTTGCCACGTCCAAATCATCAACGCCTTCCTCGCCCTTAATAGGTAGAAAGATAGGATTGTCTGCACCGGCTGCGAATGTTGACTTGCCGATCTTTTCGACGCCAAGCAACACGATGCGCGGAGCTTTATGCTGCACGCCCTTTTTAATAGATGAAAGGTCAAAGCTCATGAGTAGCGCCCTCCCTTTGCATCTTCGTTAATCATCACCTCGGCATCTTCGCCGCGTGTGGATGTGATGCGTATACTATACGCACGCACATTGTGATCGGCTTCCAAGCAATCAAGGATTTCCTCGATGTCTGCTTCCGCCTGTCTGATTGCTTCTTTTATTGTCATATCTTTTTTGATGTTATGGTTTATTTGTCTTTTACAAAGCACCCGTCGATCATTTGACCAGTGCGCTGTGAAATTATGTTGTATGCACTTTCGAGGCATTCTTCAAATGATATGCCCTCAAGCTGTGCAAGTAGAATAAGAACGACGCCGCAATCACCGATTGCGTCAATTGTTTCTGCATGGTCTTGCTTGATCAAGCCTTGTAGCAACTCGCCGCACTCTTCGTGCAGCTTTAAGTATTGCGTCAAGCTTGTTGCTTTGGCGTTTGGGCCAGTGATGTTTTTTTCTTCGCCCCATTGGCGAATCAATGTGATTAATTGATTAGTGTTTATTAGTTTTTTTCTTCAGTTCGGACTGGGGGGGGGGGGGGGGGGAGGGGAGGGGGGGGGGGGGGGGG